ATCTCGTTCACCAGCGTGAGCAGGCTGGCGAGGTCGCTGGCGTCGGTGGCGCTCACGGTGTTCGTGGCGTCGGCTGCCTGGTGATGGCGTCCGCTGCTCACGGCGCAGTGAGCGTTGTAGCTCGCCTTCATGGCGTTCGCGAGCGTCTGGGCCGTCGCGAGGTCGGTGGTGTGCTCCAGGTTCGTGAAGTCCCCGTCGAGCACCCAGTAGCCGGTGGCGTCCAACCAGTGATACGCGTCCGACTCGGCCGAGGCGGGACTCGATGGCGCAGCTGAGAAGACCGGCCGGCTCATGCCCACCACGTCCATGGTAAGCAGCATGAATCCCTCGGAGGCATCATTGGCCACGGTGACCTCGATGCGCGTGATCTGGCAGTCGTGGTAGCGCACCCAGCGACCGGCGACGTACTGCCAGAACGTGACGTACGGGAAGCCGGACGCCGATGTGGCCGGGGTGATCGTATGCGTGTAGGGGTCGCCGCCGCCTGCGTCGGAGAGCGCGCCCCACCCGTAGTAGATGAGGGCTCCCGCGTCCAGGGGTTGGGCGAGCACAGTGAGACTGCCGCCCGCCTCGAAGCGGTTCACGCGCTTGAAGGACGGTGTCCACAAGCCGCTGTCCCCGACGTTCAGCTTGCCCACGTTGGGGTTGGCCTGCAGCGTGCCGGAGATGACTTCCGCGCAGTACGTGGGGTCCGTCGGATAGATACCCCGGGCGCTCTGAACCGCGAATTGGAGGTTGAAGTCAGAGGAGTTGATCACTGTCACACCTCCTTACGAGGTTCGGTCTTGGCCGGAGCAGGGACGGGTTTCGGCACCGTCTCCACGATGCCGGGGTACGAGCGCAGCAGTTCGCACTCCACCGGGTCGTCGGTCGAGTAGGGGAGCGGGAACCGGTGCACGCGGTGAGACTCTGTGAGTACCAGCGTCTGCGGCCCCGCGTGGCCGGGAAGGCTGAATCTGGGCATGGGGTAACCTCCTGGTGAGGGGGAATCGAACCGCGCGGGGCGGCCGTGTAAGGGGAAGCTCAGAAGCGGAGCGGTGGTCTAGCCCACGGACTCCTTGTGCAGGATCTTCGCGTCCAGGTGGATCACGAACAGCCCGAGGGCGGCGTCGTAATCGTCGAACGTGTTTGTCACGCGGCAGTAGACGTGCGTGGTGCCCATGAGTCCGTGGTATCCCTCAAGGACGGTAGACAGTCGGTCGGCCAGCCGCCACAGGGAGGCGTAGGTGTCTCCCCAGCAATCGAACTGGTAACGCGGCTGCCGGTAGGCGGCCACGTGCCAGCGCGGGGCGGATATGACGCGGTAGACGATAGCCGGGTAGGTGTTCGCCCGCAGCACTGAGGGCTCAATGCGCGTACTCACCAGGTCGGTGATCGTCGACTGCGCTGCGATGTAGGCTACCAGCTCATCGCTGAACACCGGCATAGGTCACGCCCTCTTAGCGAGCAACTTCCGAAAGGCCCGCGTGAACTCACGCACCGCCTCGGCCTTCTTGGTGTCGAAGGCGGGGCGGAGATAGGGTTTCGCAGCCCTCTTCGAGGTGCCGAACTCAATCCACGTAGCATATTCGACATTGGTACCGATGCGGATTTGTGCGCGATCCCGAGCGGCGATGTTCCCGCCGATGTCGGTGCCATCTGACAGACTGAGCTCTGACTCATCGCCGTAGCCGCCGATGTGGATGGAGCGCGCCAGGTTGCCGGTGAGTTTGGGCACCCGCACTTTGGCCTCGTTCGCGATCGGGAGCCCGCCGGCCTTCAGCGCCAGCAACAGGTTCTGTCCGCGGGCCGCGTCAGACATGCGCCGGAACCGTCGGTAGAGAGCCTCATCACCCACCACGTGAGTCTTCATGCGACGCTCACCACCTCAACGTCCAGCTGTGTGTACGCTCCGCTCGGGTCGTGGCGCACATCAAGGATGTTCCAGGTTGTAGCCGAGACCACCGCACGATGTTTGGTCGTGATGGACGGGTAGTAGCCGGCGAGTGCAATGACCTTGCGGGTGCTGATCACTGCAGCCTGCGGACCACGTTGTTCCGCCGCCGAACGAATGAGCGCCTGGCCGCGGACGCACGGGATATCCGTGTGCCCGGCCAGGTTGCTCCACGTATCGGTGATCTGACCGCTGGCATCGCGCGACTCGGTGGATGCTTGGATGGTGCAGGTCAGATCGAAGAGACGGTTGAGGGAATCGAACATGCGGCCGTCGATGAAGCTCACAGGTTACCCCTGAGCATCTCGTCCCACGTCCGTTCACGGGCGGTGAACTGGTCCACCACCATCTCGGCCACGTCGAAACCGCCACTGGCGGCCGCTTCGATTTCGGCCAGCGCGCGAAGATCATTAGCCTGGGCACGTAAACCGGCGGCGACCTTGGCACCATCAAGGGATAGGTCGAGCATGGTAATGACCTTCAGCACCATGACCTGGTCGACGGCCAGCGACTCCAGGGCCGCGGCCGCCGCGCGTCGGGCTACGCCACCCTCCCGCGTCAAGAACGCGCTGATCTCAGCGTCCGTGAAGAGCTGATTGGCGGGCGTGAAAACATCCGTATCGCGTATCAAGAGACGCACGAAACCGGCATCGGTGCTGGGGTCGTATGTGAACGCCATGGTCTACTTCTTCCGGGCTCTGGGTTTGGGCTTCGCTATGGGCTCAGGCTCACGCAGCTCGACCGTGCCTTCGATCGGCTCGGAGAGCGCTGCGGGCGTCAGGACCCGGAGGATGTCCCCCAGGTCCTGACGGAGACCACGCAGCTCGCCCAGCACGACGTCGAGCCGCTGCTCAGTGCCGTTGATAGCCGGGCTCAGCATGACTAGCTGCCGTCGCCTTTGCTGCCCACGCTCATGGTGGCATCTATGACACTACCGCCCAGGATGTGACGCACCTTGTACTGGATGGCGTCCGTGTCGAAGTCACCGGCCATGACGTCGGGAGTACCGCCACCGACGAACTGCTGGTTGGGGCTCTTGACGAACACCTGAGGCTCGCTGTAGCCGCGCAGGAAGCCGAGCTCCAGTGCCGCGGGGCCAGAGGCCGCGTCGGCGAAGAGGAACCAGCTGGTGTTGCCGTTGCTGCTGCTCGCGACGATCGGGATCCAGGGGTTGACCACCAGACGGACGCGGTTCCGCATCCAGTTCTGGGCGGTCAGCTGTTGGTTCGCAGTGGCGCCTGCTTCGGCTGCCACCAGCCGAATCTCGGTCGCGTTCAGGATGTTCTGCGCCGTGATCTCAAGCGCGGGCGGCACAACCAGGGTTGCGGCCGTGACCACGATGGGGTTCCCGTCGCCGTCGGTCATGGCTCCGAGCACCTGCATGGCCGTCTGCAGCCCGGCGATGGAGAGCGCTGGGTTGGCGGTGACGATGTTGGCGTTACCGGACGTGTAGACCGAGGCGTGGGGGCCAGTGCTGTCCACGTACAGCTCGGTCACGAACTTCTCTTCGGTCATGCGCGCGGCGCGGCCGAAGCGTTCGGGGACGTCCTTCAGCGCGTCCAGGTCGTCGTTGACGAGGGTCTCGAAGTCAAACGGCATCCGGCGGCCGTACTTGGCGACGGCGTACTGGATGGGGGTCGAGTCCGCGATGGAGCTTTCGGGGTAGGAGGCTCCGGCGGCTACGCCGTCCAGGGTCGCCCCGCCACCGATACCACGCGGGAAGCGCTTCACGTTGCGGAAGTCGCGCACTTCGGCGGGCTTGGCGATCGCGGGCCAATGCTGCGGGGCCTCGCGGTAGGCCTGGAGCAGCTGCCGGTCGAGGATGTCGGCGAAGAGCAGCGGGAAGTCCGACGTGCTCATCGCCTCCTGGAAGGTCAGTGCGGCCCAGCGGTTACCCGCGAAGGCTTTGGCCACCAGCTCGGTAGCCTCGGCCAGCCGGGTCGTATATTTGGCGCGCGCCTGCACCTTCGCAGAGCGTGCTCCGTCTCCGTCGCCGTGAAGCAGGCGCTGGGCGTCTGCTTCTTCGGCGCGGACGTTCTCGACGAGTTCGAGGAAGTCCATGTGTCACCTCATTGGAATGTTGGGGGGAATGAAAAGGCCGCCCGGGTAGGCGGCCTCAGGGGGCGCTGCGGGTGTTGCTGGGGGGTTAGGCCGTCAGGTCGTTCCAGAACACGAGATAGCTGTTCGCGGCGTTGTTAGCGGCGTTCGCGCCCACGGTCAGGACACCCGCGCCGACAGTGAAGTCGGTCAGAGCGCGCTGCGTGATGGTGGCCACATCGGCGGTTGCCGCGATCACGGCGAAGAACACCAGCTCATCGCCCGCGGCCATGCCGGTCACGTCTATGGTGGCGTCTCCGGTCTCGTCTTGGCCCGCGATGATGACCATCTTGTTGATGCCGCCCGCGAACTCGGCTTTGCCGACCGAGTCGGCCGCGAGGGACACGGCGCCCGTGTTGTCGATGGTGGCATCGCCGGAAACGGCAACGCTGGTCATGGTGGTGCCGTCGCCCACCAGAATCTGCGCATCGGTGGAGCCGTCCAGAGCCGTCGGACGGTCGGACGCGCCGCCGATGATGATGGAGCCCTGCGCGAGGTCGGCCATGTCGGCTAGCTCCACACCCTGCAGGCCCTCAAGCGAGGATTGCGGGACGTGCAGCACGTTGATCGTGGCGGTTGCGGCGGAGTTCACGGCCTCCATAGCGAAGCCGAAGAAGTACCCGGTGGGGTCCTTGCTCAGCGTCGCGCCGTCCGCATCGGCGTAGAACAGGGCGTCACCCACGGCGACCGCGCTGTTGCCGTCTTCGTCGGTGCCTTCCACGCTGAGATCCCAGACCTTCATGGTGAAGTCCACCGTGGTGTATCCGGTGGCGTTGCCCCCCTCGGCTTCATCGGTGAGCGCCACACCCGTCATAGGGCCGTAGCGCACCGGCTGGCCTGTCTGCGGGGTGGTGGGATGGGATCAGACGACGGAGAGAATGCCGTCTGCGTACACTTCGTTGGTAGCCATCTGTTACCTTCCTTTGGCCATCGCGGTGGCCTGCTCTTCGCTGTAGCCCATGCTGCGGTAGGACTCCGCCAGCCGGGCCTCAACGGTGGACGTGTCGTCTTCGGGCTCGTCGGAAGCACCCATGCCGCGGATGCGGCCGGAGCCGGTAACGCGGGCCAGGTACTCGACCTCGGCCTTGACGGCTTCCTCGATCTTGGTCTTGTAGGCGTCCTTGTCGAGCGCACCGTCCGTGACCGCAGGGGACTTGCTGAGCGATTCCAGCAGTCGCGCGTGGGTGAGCTCAGGCAGGTCGGCGGGCAGGGTCTCCGCCACGAAGGCGCGGGCCTCCACGAGCGTCCGTCCTTCCCGCAGTCGCGCGAGTTCGGTCTCGCGCTCCGTCAGGGCCGCGGTCAGCTCCTGGGTCTTGGCCTCAGACACGGCGAGCGCGTCGCGGGCCTCTTTGAGTTCCTGTTCGTTCGCCATGTCATCCTCCAGGTATGTGGGGCGTAACTCTTCGGTCCGGGGAGCCCGGGCCGCCTCGAAGAGGGAAAGGATCTGGCCACCGGCTCCGGCGGCCGTTACAACGTCGACGCTGCGTGCGGCGACGAGTTCGGAGATGATCGGCATGGTCACGCCGTCCACTTCGCCCATGGCGGCGCGGCCAGAAGCCACGATGCTCATGCCGATGTGAGGAGCGAGTTCGGCTACGGCGTCGCGATAGGGGCCGAATACCTCGAGGTCGGCATACAGGCCCGGACCGGCGGCCCCGGCGGCCTCCCAGCGGGCGTCAGAGGCAAGCGTTCCGGCCAGGTCACGGAGGGAGCGCTCAGGGCGTTCGGTGGCCTCTGTGGCGGTCGGATGGTCCCAGTAGCTGTGGAGGCCCTTGCGGAAGACGTTGGGGCCGTCGCGTTCGAGCACCTCGGCGGGGTAGTAGCCACTGGAGCCACGACCGGGTGCGATGATCTTGATAGGTACGGTGCCGTCGCGGCGGACCTTGGCCTCGATGAGAGGCACGCACTCGCCCACGATCTCGGATTCGGTGACACCCACAGGCTCGGGCACCACGTCNNTGACACCCACAGGCTCGGGCACCACGTCCCATACCGTGCGCCGCTGCACCACGGTAGCGTCGTCGCCAAGCGCTACCTCGCCTTCGGCGGACAGGGTGTAGCTCACGCGGTAGTAGGCGGGGGGCGCGGCCGTCTCGCCATCCTTGGCCTTCGGCTCCACCTCGTACACCACGGAGTCGTCATAGACGTCCGCCAGCCACACGTACGCGTCTGGGTGCTGCATGCGAATCTCGGTGCGCAACGCGTCGTGAATGTCGGAGTGGGAGAGTTCGGCCTCCAGAAGCATCTTCAGTTGCCGCTCAAGCTTTCGACCCATGGGGCCTCCTTCAGGCTTTCTTGTCTGGTGCAAGTCTGATGAGTCCCGCGCATCGGCATGCCGGGTGCTGTAGAGGTCGGTCTTTGCCGCTCGGATAGGCGTCGGCCAGGGGAATCCAACCTGCGGCTTCGTTGGCGCGGCACTCAGGGGACACTCTCTCGTCTCCCACCGAATTCCACGACTTCTGCATGTCCAGACCCGCGGCTGCCAGCTCTTGGCCCACCAGCATGTTCCCGTGCTCGTATGCCTCCCCAGATTCCGTAACCGCAATAAGATGGGCCCGGCTCTGGATGTGCTTTTGTGGCTTCCCGACGCTGAACCCGTCGTAGAGCGCCTTCAGCTCCTTGGCCGTCCGGTTATAACTCCAACCTTCATCGACCGCCTGCGTCATGATGGTACGGACCCGGGAGCGCGTCGTGTCGTTGATCTTCGTGACCAGGTCCGCGCCGTGGTCCTCCAGGTAGGCAACCGCCTTCGGGTGTTTGAGGTCGAAAGCGATCGTGGTTTTCAGATCGGCCATGGCGACCCGCAATCCGGCTTCGAGCGCCTGCCGGGCGATGGTCGATATCGGGCCTTCGAAGATCGAGAGCGTCTCAAGCGCCGCCTGAGTGAAGAGCGGTTCCCAGTCCGGGACCTCGTTCGCTCCCTCTCGGAGCGCCTCCGCCGTTCCGAAGCGGCCCGCCTGTGTGGCCAGTCGCGAAAGGAACGCCCTGCCCTGCTGTCGGAAGGCGTTGCTTAGTTTCCGATCACCCACGAGGATCGTCTTGGCGAGCGCCCTCCTCCGGCGACGGTGAACCGCGAAGGAAAGCGCCGCCCGCGTGGCCTCAAGCAGACGCGCCGGCAAGCTCCCTCACCGCCTCTTCCAGTTCCCGGAGTGTCTCCACCATGGCGGCCTCAACGGCTTCCCCCGCGGGCGTCCCCGGCTCCGGCAGCTCGTCGAGGAGCTCGTCGATATCGTCCTGGCCGAGGGCTGAGAGCACCATACGGGCGACGGTGCGCATGTCCATGGTGCCCGCGAGCTGTTTGCCGTCCAGGGTCGCCCCGGTGACGATGGCTTTGAGATGCGCGTCGATGTCGCCCTCGACCACTGGCGGGAAGTCAACATCCGTGCGTAGCTCATCATCGGGGATGCCCACGCGCAGGGGGCCGCTCGGAGCTTTGCGCGCCCACTCGATGGCGTAGTCGACGAGCTCCGTCAGAAGCTCCCGCCACAACGTTTGCCGATCGGCGAACTTGAGCTCCGTGGGACGATCGAGCGACGTTGCAGTAGCCACCGTCCCGACACTGGCGTCCCCGAAGAAGGTTTCAGGCAGCCCCATTGCGGCCGCCACCATCAGAAGGCCGCGGCGCCCGTCTTCAGCCTTGGTGGTTGCCCCGGCCGTGCGGATGGGATCGAGGTCGTTCCCGGGGGCCATGATGGCCGTAGAGCCGGTGAGCGGCGGCGGGTTGGTGTCGTAACCCCCGCTCATCGTGGTGCCGAGTGCCGCCTTGGCTCCGGCGACGGCGGACGCTTGGGGCACCTTCCGCCGCCAGGCGAAGCGCGCGTAGGCCTTGACGA